CTGAATTACGCCCTTTAGTTAAACAATTTTTATTGGTATTAATCAATGCAAAAACAGAACGTAAAGCAATATTAGCTATGAATGAATATCATTATGATTTAAATAAAAAGCCGGATAAAAAGCAAAAAGAGATTGAATTGCTGAAAGTTATGAATGAAACAGATTTGAATGACTTATTACTTAAAATTAAAGCATATCATGCTCCAATAGCTCAGTTTATCGGTTCTGATATTGGGATTAAATTGCAGAACCTTGATAGCAAGATGGCATTGAGTATCTGTAACCACTTTGCTCAAATTAATATACCTGTATTACCTGTTCATGACAGTTTTATTATAGACAAGAAATTTGAATCTAAATTGAGAGAGGTTATGGCAGATACTTATAAGCGTTATAATGATGGTTTTGAATGTAAAATTAAATAATAATGGAGAAAATTAACATGCAGAATGAAACAGAAAAAAGTAACGGATTTAAATTGATTGAAGCAATTTTAGAACTGTCTCAAGCTACAGACTGGGACAATGCAAGATTAGAATGGTATTTATCCAATATAAAATTCTTAAACGAAGCTGAAACTTGTGCTTGTGGACATTATCCGATATATGAACAATGTACAATCACCAACAGACTTAATGATAATATTCTACACGTTGGAAATGTCTGTGTTAAGAAATTTATGCCTGAATTACAAAGTCAATTAATTTGTTCCGGGTTAAAGAAATTATTGAAAGGCAAATTACCTAATGCAGAAACAACTTTATTTTTATTGAAGTTGGATATTATTAATGAATATGAACGTAAATTTATTAAAAATCTGTGGAGAAAAAAGAACCTTACAGAGAATCAAGCAAACTTTAAAATAGTATTAATTGAAAAAATTCAGAATAAAATAAATAAATGCCGTCCTAAAATCTAATAATTTGTATAATGTGTAAACAGATAACAATTTAGTAAGATTTTTTGTTCGCTGTTGATACACTCATGATACATTTTCCTTAGCTATTAAAGCTATCAGACTAAACACCTGATAGCTTTTTTAGTGTCCGGATTTTGAATAATCTGCATATAATATAATCAAAGGAATAAAATGAAGTCAAAGTTTTTAAAATTATTGATTGAAGGCAAACCAAGTCCCGAACATCGCGCCGCTATATCGAAGGCAGCAGAGAACAGAAAGCCTGTTGAAGATTCTACACGTGAAAAAATGTCTTCCAGTCACCTTGGACTTAAATATGCCAAAGAAACTAATAAAAGAAGACCATACAAGAAACTCATGGAGAACTTTTCTATTCATATTAAGAATTCTTCAACATTCTTCAAAATAAATCAAAAATTAAAAAATTGGAAATAAAAATGTTTTGTATAATGCTTCTGAAAGCATCAAAACTGCTTAAAAAATAATGATTGAATTTAAAAATTTAGTACCTGATTTTGTAATTGCCGTTTATATCATTGACGGGTTTTGCTCTTACTTAATCAGGTATTTTTATTTACAGGTGATAAAATGATAAAAGGTTCAAAACAATCAGAAGAAGCTAAAATGAAAATAAGTGAATCTCATAAAGGTTTTAAAATGTCGGATGAACAAAAATTAAAAATTAGTTTAGCTACTAAAGGTATAAAAAAACAACCGCTTTCAGAAGAAACAAAAAAGAAAATTAGTGAAACCAAAAAACAAAATATGACAGATGAAATTAGAAAAAGAATTAGTTTAGCTCATAAAGGTATAAAGCAATCAGATGAAGCTAAAATAAAAATTGGTAATGCAAGTAGAGGAAATAAATATCGTTTAGGACAAAAAGCATCGGAAGAAACAAAAAGGAAAATGATAATAACAAGAACCAAAAAATATAATATATCTTTAGAATGGGCAAATCAATTTAATAATATTGATAAATTAAGCTTTTTAAATCATTCAGCAATACAAAAACGTTATTGTAAAGATTGGACAACTGAAATATATATTCAGTTTATTGAAATGTATTATTATGATATGAAATTCAATTTCCTTTATAATAATTGGATAAATAATCAAGATGATAATAATTATAAACCTAGCTTAGATCATAAAACACCAATTTCTAAAGGTGGTTTAAATGATTTAAACAATCTACAGTTTATAACATGGGGTGAAAATTTAATTAAACGTAATATAGATTTTACTGAATGGAATAAGATTAAATTTACTTTGAATCATCCAATGGAAAAATATTTCCTTGATTATTGGATAAATTTTTAAAAATATTCATTTTGTTCTATATAATTAAGTATCTCCTTTTTTAATGTGTTGAAAAAAACCTCTAAGAATACTGCCTTCCAAGTAAGTGCTTAGAGGTTTTTTCTTACTAACCTTAGTATTCACCTTAGATAAGTGATAAGTGAGCCCAAAACGCTTCTAATCAATCATAACGACCGTTTAAACATCACTATATAAATCTCTTATAATCATGTAAGTATAAACAATTAAAAAATTAATAAACAGAGGTAAATGAAAAATGACAAAACAAAGCATATTGAACCAAGCATTATTGGTTAATAGAATGTTAAATAAAGTACATGCGAATATACTTGAAGACAGTGAAGATAATATAGTTTATAACCTGAATATACATCTTGAAATGCTAAAAACCGCATCAGATAAACTTTCTGAACTTATCAATGATTTAGCAGTATTAGAAGAGACTTCAACAACTGAAAAGACTTGTAAATGTGAATATGGAATAAATCGCCCATGAAAACAATTAAATTATATGCAGAAATTGGCGATAAAATAGAAATCTATCCGGATATAATCGCAACAGTAGTTTCAATCACTATTTCCGGTGAAGAACATGTTGCAAGCTATGGCCTTAACTGGTGGTGCCAGGGAAACCATTATTCAGAATTCTTTTCATCATTAGAATTAAAATCTAAAAAGAATAAAACAATAGGATTTGAGATTGAACATGAAAGCAATTGATAATTCAATATTAAAATTAATCGATATATCAGAAGGATTAATAAACTTATCTGAAATTATCGGTGAACACTTAGATAATGATTGGTTAAAATTAACTCATAAATCAATCGTAGTAAGAAGAAATAAAAAAGATTATAATCACTACGTATATTTTCAAGAATATAAATTCTATATTCATTTTGGAAAAAATGTTTCAGTTCGTTTAGTTCCTGCTGGTCAAAAAATAAACTACAATGACATTGAATATAACATTCATATCGACCTGAATGATTATGACAATAGAACCTTATTTCATATTCATAATGGCAAAGTAAACAAAGAATTAATTAATAATGTTCGTTTATTGCGTGGCATATATCATGAAGAAGCAATAACTAATCATCCAACACTTCAAATCATTAAATTTGCTATTCAAGACTGTAAATCTATGATTGAGGCTATAAAACTTCAATGATTATCTATCTAAAACGCTGCTTCATCGAATTTACATTTAAGATATACAGACTAATCATTTCTTACCTCTAATTCATTCACCTTAGAACTTCAACGGAATGCTTCTATTGCACTCCAAATCACTCATAAACAGCATTTAAACATCCTGGAATAAGTTTATATATAAATATCTTATAAAGTTACATAGGAAAACAAACAAACTTTTAAAAATAAGAGGTCTAAAAATGACAATAGAAGAAAAAGACGAAATGATTTGCTTCATTAAACATATTCGCTCAATGTTACCGGATAAACTCAAAGATATAGATAATATGTCAGAAGAAGATATTCAATTAATATATGATGAATGTCATAGCAATCCAGATGATAACGAAGATAAATATAATTTAATCGATAGAGACTTCTTTATTATTCTTAAAGACTTAAACAAAATATATATTGAAACAAAACATTGTCCTATCAAATATGATATTATATCTACTTATGTTGGCGTATATCCATCATCATATACAGATATAGCAAAAATAGTATATCCTTACACTCCTTTAATTTCGTTAGACTATAATGAACTAATAGAAGATAAAAAAAAATATGAACAAAATATCAAACACAAAAGATCTTATGTTTATACAGTAATAAATGAACAATCAAAAAAATATTATTGGCTTAATAATATGTTGATGAAACACTCTGAAATGTATTATCGAGGCGGTAAAGGAAGTAAACTAACATAACCATACAGTATAGATAATCAATACCTAAGTATCTTATCACAGATAACACTATCACAGCCTTAGAATGCTTTAAAACACGTTCTAAGGCTGCTTCATATCTAAACATCATAGCATCTATAGAGGGCGAGGCCATAGGGTGCCCCCCCGTGTAAGGTTCCGTTGGACAAAGTGAATACTACCTTACACTGTCGAAATCACGAGATTTACACAGTTAGTTAGATATTTAAAATCTGTAACATAATACAAAGTAACATGTTAAAATGAATAATAGAATTTATGAAGTAAAAGAAATTGCTGATTTGTTAAATATTAAATACAATACTTTACGCCAGCAAATTAATAGAGAATTAAAGAAGCAAAGTTGCCTCTTAACACTCGATGATAAGATTTTTATCATAACTAAAACATCAAAGAAAATATGTCTGATTCCACTTGAAGGAGAACCTGTTAATATTGATGAAGTTGAAAATCAAGCAGTAGTAAAAATATTAGAAAAATTACTGCCTTGTTTATGTTTTAAGTGTTCAAATGCAGTTGCAAAAATAAAAGAGGTTTATGAAAGAGATTGATTTAAATACATTCTTTACTGAAGAAGATAATCAATATGCACAAGTAATAGACTCAACTGCATCAGAACCTTTAATTTCTTATCAAGATTCTCAAGCACTTTTACCAAAACCTCAGATTAAATCTAAATCAACATATAGAGATTCTCAGGCGCTTGTAATGAAGGCAAAGAGAAAAGCAGCTCAAGACATTGGAGATATGCCACAAGTAGTTAATCAAGCTAGAAAAGATGCTTGCAGATATGACTTACTTCAATACATGCTGACTTATCATCAGAATTCTTTTTACAGGAAATTTTCAGAAACTCATATTCAAAGTATTAAAGATACAGAAAATATAATACTTCACGGTGGAACTAAGGCAGAAGCAATGCCTCGTGGTTCCGGCAAGACAACAATGAACGAGGTTGCTATTGAGTGGGCTATTAACTATGGACACAGAAAATTTATTGTTGCTGTAGTTGAGTCCGGTGCAGATGTAGAACAATCTTTAAACGCTTTTAAAAATGAATATGAAACTAATGAACTTCTACTTGAAGACTTTCCGGAAATCTGTTTTCCAATACAAGCTCTTGAAGGAAATGCAACCAGGGCAAACGGTCAAACTTTTGAAGGGAAAAGAACATTCAGTAAGTGGGGTAAAGGAAGATTAGTATTTCCTACAATTAACGGTTCTGATGCTTCTGGAAGTTGTTTTATTGTGGTTACAATTGAACGTGTACGAAGAGGTATGAAGCATAAACCAGCCGATGGAAAACAACCTAGAAGACCTGACCTTGTGATTATCGACGACCCTCAGAATGATGAATCAGCAAGCTCAGATATGCAGAACAACAAAAGAGAAAAAATCATTACAGGAACAATTCTTGGACTTGCCGGACAGGATAAGAAAATAGCTTGCAAAATGGCATGTACAATTATCAAAGAAAACGACTTGGCAGATAGATTTTTATCTCGTGAAAAACATCCTGAATGGCAAGGCGAAAAGCATTCAATGATTATTAACTGGCCAACAAATATGACATTTTGGGAAAACTACAAAAATATATATCTGACAGAGTTAGAAAATCAAAGTTCTCAAGAAGATTCAATACAAAATACACCTCGTTCAAATGGTTTTTATATTGCTAATCGTGAAGTTATGGATGAAGGAATGAAAGTTATGTGGGAAGGTTTTCATTTTGAAAATGAAGTCTCAGATAAACAACATGTTATGAATAAATTCTTTGAGATGGGAATAGATAGTTTCAGTTGTGAATGTCAAAACAAACCGACGAAAAAGAATACTGATTTACATAGACTTACAATACCTCAGATAATGAATCAATATAATGGGTTTAAACGCGGTCAAATACCTCTTGATTGTCCTTTCGTTATATGCTGTGTAGATATTAACTACTACGCAATTTCATGGACTATTGTTGCTTTTCGGAATGATTTCTGTGGTTACATTGTTGACTATGGTTTTTATCCAGGAAACAATCAGCCGTTATATGATTCAAAGACTTCCCAAACCAACGACGCAACAGCAATCTTTGAGGGATTAGTTGGATTTACTGAAATGATTCAGAACAAATATCCACAGGTTAAAATTATCGGTATAGACGGAAATAAATTTACTGCTCCGGTTTATAAGTTTTGTTATAACTATCAGAATAAATATTCATTCAGATTAATTCCTTTACGCGGACACTCAAGCAATCAATACATTAAGCCGGATTTCAACACAAAAAACTTAGTTGGCCGTCCTCGAACAAACTGTCATTTATCTGTGGATATTAAGAATTATTCTATTCAACATGCTCCTTATGATTCTCATGCTTGGCATTTATTTATGCAACGATTATTCCTGTTGAGTCCCGGAGCTCCCAAGTCAATTAGTTTATTTGGAGATTCTACAGAAAATCACCGAACATTTGCTGAACAAATTTGTGTTGAGTTCCTGTTGGATATGTATGAACACAAAGGAAAGATGGTGTATGAATGGAATTCCTGTACTAAGAATGAATTCTCAGATGTATTAACAATGTGTTGTGTAATTGGAAATCTTGCCGGATTAGAACCCGATTCAATCCCAACTAGAAGACCTGCTCCAAGAAAACAAGTTCAAGTTAGAAATTATAATTGAGGTTAATATGGAAACAAAAGAAATATTTAAAACTATTTTCAATGGCAATTTATGGTGTGGACGTGAAAGCCGAAGTGGTACAGGTTCTGACTTAGTTGAAACAGAAAATATTATTGCTGAATTACCAAAAGTTTTTACTGAATTAAATATAAAATCCATGCTTGATATTCCATGCGGTGATTTGAATTGGATGAGATATTTAACTTTAAATGATATTGATTATATCGGTGCTGATATAGTTCCAGATGCAATTGTAAAAGCTAAAGAAAATTCAAAAGATTTACATGCTAAAAGTATTCAGTTTTATGAATTAAATCTTATTACTGATTCAGGAAACAAGAAACTGGGAGTATGGAAGTTAAATGACTAAATTTTCTGTTGTAATTCCTGAACGTAATGAAAAACAAAATTTTGAAGAGACAAAACAAAATATTTTAGAGACGCAAAAGCATTGTGATGAAGTTATTCATATTGAAGATATTAAAGGCTATGGAACATCTTACAGCCGACATTTAGGCGTTATTCAGGCACAAAACGAGATTATAATTACTTGTGATGCTCACATGCGTTTTAAACCTAATGCCCTTGATTTAATGGCTGATTATATTGCAGAAAATGAAGATATTCTGTGTTGTTTGAAATGTTATCATAATAAAAATATGTCATTCAATGAGGCTTGTTATTACGGCGCTGATTTGTTATGGGTACAAGAAGAAAAAGACAATGACAGGGTTTTATCAGCAGTATGGAGAAAAGAAAAAACTTGTGGTGAAATTGCCTCTGTAATGGGTGCTTGTTATGGTTTCAGAAAATCATCTTATGATAAGATTGGACAGCCGTGGAAACTTGGTGTTGCTTGGGGTCTTGATGAAGAAACTATCAGCATGGCAATGAGATTAATAGGCGGAAAAGTTGAACTGCTTGACTATGAATGTGCACATTTATTGAAGACTGTTTCCAATTATAATCTAAACAAGAACGATTATATAGGGGTGTGGTATAATCGCATACGCAATCTGTATTACTTACCTATTGATATTGATACTGCAAAAGAAATGCACAAGATAGTAATGAATAATGCAAATGCACGATTACATGCCCCTCAGATAGATTTACTGTTGAAGTCGAAAATGAAAGATATTCTTGAAGCTAAGAAAGTATTAATGACACATCAAAAAGTGTCATTTGATGATTATGCAAATAAATGGATATATGGCAAAAAAGCCGATGAAATGGAGTGTCCTCATTGTCATGTAATAAGTGATAATATCCGAATGACAAACAGTTATCCATTTTCCAAACGATATGTATGCGGAATCTGTGAACATCCGTTTATCATAATGAATGCAAAATAACGCAAAATAAGGACTATATAATATATGCCTGATACAATACAACCGAAGACTATTCTTGAACAACTGTCAGCTAATCAAACAGCTATAACAGCCGTTGAGTCAGGAGTACAGAATTACACGATGGACGGAGTAACTATGCAATATGCTCCTTTGAATGTTCTTTATGCAGAACGTAAACAATTAATTTTACAACATGCTAATGAAACTGGTGCAAAACCAAGAGTTTCAAAAGCTAACTTTAGTGGTGCAGCATGGTAAACAATAATAAAAATTTAAACGTTCCGGCTATTATTCCGCAAAGACTTAAATCAGCCGCACAAATTGCCGAGCTTCGAGCAGAAACAATGTATTCAAGTCCTTCTACTGGTTCTTATGATATTGTTAAAGATAAGGGCAGACGTAAGAACACTAGAACCGGAAAAAGTACAGAAGCTATATCTTACAATCAACGTCATAGAGATAGAGCACAAGGAACTATTTATGATTTAATTCGTAATGACATTATGGCTAAATGGGCGTTTGAAAAATTCTTGGACTATTCTACTTTCCATTATTTCCAAAGTTCTACTGGTGATGCTGTTCTTGATGATAATATTGAGTGGGCTATGGCAGATTGGATGTTGCCGGTGAACTGCGATGTAGGTGGCAAACATGATTTTGATAAAATAATTTCACTTATGGCCTCAGGTGTTGCGCTTGATGGTGATTGTGCCCTGTTAAAGACTCATGATTATAAACTTCAAGGAATTGAGGGCGATAATATTAGAAGTCTTGACTGCAAAGTTAACTACAATAAAGGTACTGTTCCAGCAATAGCAAAAGATGCTGTACAAGGTCTTATACTTGATGATTACGGCAGAGTAACAAATTATATTATCTGTTCTAAATCAACTACAAATCCTAATAGATATGATTATAAAGCAATTGTCCCCGCTGATTCAATTATATTTGATGGAAACTTTTTCCGATTTGATCAGTTAAGAGGAATTCCTATTCTTAATGCAGCGGCAAATATTGCACAAGACATTAAGGAAATCGATGAATATCAACTTCTCAAAGTTAAGATGCATTCAATGTTTGGATTAGCGTTTAAATCTGATGCAATTAATTCAGGTTTTGGAGATGCTCCAATATCAGATATTATTAATGGTACTTCTGATACTGCTCCAACTGGTGAAAAATATCAGTTTGAAATGGATGCTGGAATGAAGATGGAATTAAATCCCGGTGATTCTGTAGAGATGTTTGAATCAAAAACCCCAAGTTCAGAATATTTAGATTTTTCAGAACTTATGATACGAAAGTTCATGTTGAGTTTTGGTATTCCTTATGAGTTCTTCAAACCAGGCGATTCAAGTTATTCAGTTATGAAACATGTAAGAGCAGAGTTTAAAATTGGTATGCAACGTTTTGAACGTAGAAACAGATATATCAGAGAACTTATAACAAGATGGGTTTTACCTCATTTAATCGAAAAGAACTCTATCAAGTTACCAAAAAAATTAAGTTATAATGATGTTTTAAAAAGTATCAATTGGTTGCCACAAGCCGAGCCTTGGTTGGATGAAGACAAAGAAGTTACTGCGGCTCTTGCTAGAATCGGTGGTGGTTTATCTAATTATGAGATTGAAACGGCTAAGCGTGGTAACAATGCTTATGACATATTCAGAGGAGCTTCAAGAGCCCAAAAATATATTCAGTCTAGCGGAATTATTGTTACGATTGGACAACCGGGACAAACAACTTTCAATTCAGATAAGTTGAATTCTAAAACGATAACGGTAAACGGAGAACAAAAATAATGAATGATATAAATAAAAAAATGGAAGTTGTCTTGTGTGAAAACTCTGCAATTCAATTTACTCTTGCCATGATAAAAAATGGAATTCAACCAATTAAATCTTATGATGATTTTGAAAAAGAAAAAGAGAATATCAACATCGGCGATTATCAAGTTATAGATGGAATTGCAATTATACATGTTAATGGAATAATGCAAAAGCCTGTAAGTCAATATGAAGGATATTGTTCTACAATGGCGGTTCGTTCAAGCATAAATACAGCTTGTTCTGATGAAACAATTAAAGGCATATTTTTAGTCTTTGAAACTCCGGGCGGATATGTTGCCGGAACTGCTGAATTAGCTGACACTATTAAAGATTGTTCAAAGCCTATAAATGGTTATATCTCTGATAGCTGTCATTCTGCTGGAATGTGGACTGCTTCACAATGTGATAAGCTCAGTATTAATGCTGCTGGCCGTTGTGGTTCTATCGGTACTTATGGGGTCATTTATGATACAAGTAAAGCGTTTGAAATGCAGGGTATAAAAGCAATCCTTGTAACTTCCGGAGAACTTAAAGGACAAGGTTCAAGTGGTGTTGCTATATCTGATGCATGTATTGCTGAATATAAGAATCAAATAGATAGCATTACAGCGATGTTTGTGCAGACTGTGGCAGACGGAAGGGAATTGGATTTAGATGCTGTTAAAACTCTCGCAACAGGTGCTTCATGGGGTTCTGCTGATGCTTTAGAACTTGGCTTAGTTGATGCTGTAGAATCGCTTGAAACTGCCTTAGATAACTTTACAAATGAATTACAAGTTGAAGATGAAATCAAAATAAATCTAAACATTAACCCTATTATGGAGGGACTTAAAGTGGAAGAAGAAAAAGTTGAAAAAGTTGAAGAAGAAAAAATTGAAATTAAATCCGAAGAAAAGATTGAAATCAAATCTGAAACGGAAGTTAAATCTGAAGTGATTTCAGAAGTTGTTTCCGAAGTAAAAGAATTAGAAGAAGTGATTGCTTCTAAAGTTGAAGAAAAATCACCGGAAGTTTTAGCAATGGAAGCTAAGATTTTAGCTCTTGAAAATGAAAATTTAGAGTTGAAGAAAACTCAGATTGCTCCTGAATCTCATGCTCCGATTAAGATGAATTTGGCTTCAACGTTAGAAGTCAAAAAGCCGTTGTTCGTCAACGGAAGATTAAACAAATAATTAACTCAAAAAATAGGATATATAAAACTTATGAGTAATGTAACTAATGGTTCTCCTGTGGCTGATAATACCCTCGCTGGTATTATCAAATTTAATGACAAAAACTTGTCTGAAATTGATGTGTCTGATTTAGTTCAACCTTCTGAATTGATGGCTGAATTACCTGTTTATACTGCAAGCAATGGTATTCTGCACAAATTTGCTGTTGAAACTGGTGCTGCTGGTGCTGCGTTCCGTACTGTGAATAACGGTGTTAGCAATACTGCCGGAACTGAAAAGTTAGTGACTGTGGAATTAAAGTTCTTGGATTGCTCTTGGACTCGTGACGTAGCAATCGGTCAAGGTTTTTCTAAAGGTAAAGATGTTTATTACAGCAAACAAGCTATGAAGTCTTTTAATGCTGGTGTTTCTAAAGGCGAAACCTGCTTGGTCCAAGGTACTGCTTATGATGCAGATGGTCCAGATGGTCTTGATGATTTAATCCAAGATGAAATGAAGATTAATGCTGGTGGTTCTACTGCCGGAACTCATGTATATATGGGTATTAAAGGCGAAGATGCTGTTGCTGTTATCGTTGGTAACGACGGACAGTTTGACATGGGTGAAGTTATTCAAGTTCCTATCGCTGATGAAACCGGTAAATTGTATAACGTTGACTCTCAGAATATCACTGGTTATATGGGCTTGCAAGTTGCTGGAAAATACAGTGCTGCGATGGCTTATAATGTAACATCAGTTGATGATGATTTGTTAAGTGATTTGTTCGCCAAATTTCCTTCTGATAGACGTAATGCTTTGAAAGCTAACGGATTTATTTTGATGTCTGTTAATGCTCAGAAGTTGTTACAGAAATCTCGTACTGCTACTTCTGCAACTGGAGCTCCTGCTCCTTGGCCTGTGGATTGGAATGGTATTAAAATTGTTGTTTCTGGAGCTGTAAAAGACGACTATGCAGTTGTTACGACAACTACTCCTGCGACTACAACTGCGGAGTAAATGAAACATGGAAGCGATTGACAGAACTAAAATAATAGCAAATATAAGACAGTTAATTTCAACTGACCCTGTATCTATTACCTTTGGCTCTGTCACCGTTTCCGGCTTCAAGTCAAAAGCTAATATCTTTGACAATTTTTCCGATGCTGGCTTGATACAAAGTTATGAATTCAGCATCAGAACAATTGCGAGTGATTTTACCTCTGATAAACCAAAGACTGGCGATGTGATAAGCATAAATAATGTTTCATATCGAGTTATAAAAACTGAATTATCTATGCGTGATACTTGTTTAATGATTCATTGCGGTGGAAAAAATTAATAATGATAAAACCTGAAATCAAAGTTAATCAAAATGATATAAAAAAGCTTAATAATCTTTTGAGTTTTGTTGCTGAAAATACATCAAGAAATATGGGTTCATTGGTAAAACAAAGTGCAATCACCGCTATTCAATCAGCGGCTGTTGCAACTAAGCCAGGAACATCAGCAAGTACAAAAAGTTTAGCACAAAAATATAAATTCAGACCAATTGTTGGAATGAAAAGTATGCATTCTAAAGGGCAATATTTATATCAAAATATTGATACTAATAAAACATTTACGACTAACAATTTTATATCAGACAAAACTTTAATTTCAAAGCGTTTAAAAATTATAAAATATGCTTTTAAAGCATGGTCAAAAAAGTTGAATTCATGGTCGTTTATTCCTTACTTTGGTTCTAAGACTTCAGGTTTTGACCAAGAAGTTAAAGGCGGAAAAATTCCAGGTTATGGAGCCGCAAAATCAGGCTGGTTAAAAGCTCTTGGAATGTTCGGTAAACCTGAAAACACAGATAATAATGTTAAAGGTCAGGTTTCAAAAGTTGATATGAATTTGTCTGGTAAAAATCCATTTGCATCCATAACAAACTTAGTCGATTATGTATCTAAGATTGCTCCTGAATCAGCAAGAATCGGTATTCAAAAAGCAACTAACAGACTTGAGAAGGTTTTAATTCCTAAACTGTCAAAAGAACTTCAAGATAAATGGAATAAATGATATGACTATAGATAATACAATTGAACAATATTTCATTGACTTAATTAAGTTGAATTCAACTATAATTACAGGTTCTTTAGAAGTCAATCACATTAAAGATAATTCAGTTTTTGAAAAAGATGCTTATATACTAGTTAGTGTTGATGGTACAGCCCCGATTTATTCAGGTTTAAAATACATGAAAACAACATTGAATATCTTGGTTGGCACAAGAGTAATTAATTGCGATGCTGATGGTACAAAAAGAGATACAAATTTTAATGCAGTTCAAACCGTTTTATCTGCTATTTCCAAAGGTGATAAGTCCTTATATGGCTTTGCTATTGATGGATTTTTTATTAAGGAAACTGCAACACAAAGAAGTGAAAATAATTCACATATAATTAAATCAATTTCTGCTGAAATTTTATTCAGAGAAATTCCAATAGTTCCAGAAATAACAACCCCATAATAGGAGTCATTTAAAATGAGCTTTTTACCCGCTGGCGTTTCTGACCCAGAAATAGACCAAACTGGAAGAACAACTTCTTCTAAGGTCGATGTTGCCGAACGCAAAGACAACAAAAATAACACCGTTGAATTTACAACTCATAACGCTTCACAAGAAATTACAGAAACTTTTGTTGCTAATTCAACTAATATCGTAAACTCTGCTTTAGCTGGTCAAGTTTCAGCAGAAGAAGTCATTATAAGTCATGAAGTAACTGAAAAAACTGACGGTTATAATGAAGTTTCAATTACCAAAAAAGTAATTGTTCCTGCAACTACAACAGGAGCATAATTAAATAATGCCGGTACAAGTCTTAATTCCGCAATGGTGGTGGAATAACCATACAACTAATGAGGCAGTTGATTATACTGCTGAATTACTTGCTTGTTTTAATACATCATTACAGACTAAGGCTCCGGCATGTTTACCACTTACTTTGGGAACACTCTCATTATTAGAATTGATAGATAGTCAATGCTGGCATAATCCAACTGTTGCCTCTGTAATATCATGGGCAAGAGCTTTGGTTATCATTAATGAGCGTTATAATGCTTTAAAATGCGTTTTAGAGTTTATTGAAGAGGACAAAAAAGATTCTGCTGTTATTGATTTGAATATTAAACTTGACATTGAAGCAGTTAAATTTTTTAAAGCAAATAAATCAGCTTTTGAAAATCATTTTGATCAACTTAAAATTAACTTTCATACGCAAATTGAAACAGCAATAAGCGGCTTCAAGATGATACCTTCGGGTACTGGTTCCAGCTTGCCGGAAAGTGGTTTCCTCTTTGGTTCTACATTCATAGTTCCACATGCTACAAGAGCTTGTGCATTGCTTAATATTAACTATCATCAAGCTGTATGGGAAACGCCATTAACTGTTATAAGTCATGCAGAAGCTATTGATTTTCTCAGGAACGATTCTAAAGGGCGTGGCATATCAAGACCTAAAGATAATATCTCTGGTGATGCTGTTATGGCTGAATGTGAAGAAAGAGCAGAAAAAGGCTTATTGCAACCGTGGCAAATTACATATCCAGAACGTTATAAACCAACTTATGAACAGATACGAATTAACCCCAATATTGTTAATGAACATGCGGAAATATTAGCGGAGAAATTAAAGCAAAATGGCTAAACTTAACATAGATATTAATGCAAAAAATAATTCCAATTCCGCTCTTGACGCAGTGGGAAAAAAGGTTGGTGGATTAAGTGGAATGTTCAAAAAGTTTGCCGGAGGTTTAGGCGCAATTTTTGGCGTTACAATGGCTAAAGATACGCT